TTGCGGTTCAGACAGGGCGGGTTCTTACGATTACTCAGTGATGAAGAGGATGAGCCTTTTTATCCAAGAAAGGCCAGTTATTATTAATGCCATATCTCCAAAGTAACATCCCGTACTTTAAGTGCTGGGTGAGAAAAGAGTACACGCATAACCATACGAAATATCATGGAGAGTTCCTTCATGCTATGGCGATTGCGGTAACTACAATGCCTACAAGATGCTTGAGCTTTCAGGTTATCTTTACTGGGGCGGAAACCTACGACACTGATGAGCCAAATGTTCATGGTGGCGCAATGTGGGCAAGAATGCCGATAACGGCGTTAGTTGCCGATACACCCTATGAAGAATGGCCTGAGCCGATGCCTGTATGGGCTGCACAGCCTTGGGACTGTAGCTCTAGGGATCACAGTGTGTATGTTCTGGACAGGGCGACACCTTGTCCTTGGCTGGCAAAGATAGACGGTCAGTTCTACCCTGCTAAGTATTACTTCACGGTAGATTACACAAACAACGAAATTGCAGATGACCCTGCCCAACATAAGCAGAGTCATGTTATGGAGCTACTTGATGCTGGCCCCTACACGGGAAACATCGTAGCTTTGCCGAATAATCGTGTTAGGGTGACTCACCCAGCGTGGTTTGAGACAGGAGAAGGTGCGCCTGACTTCAGGCCATCTCAACACATTCATTACAGCAAATCAGACTTGGATTACACCTTAGACGTAAATCAGGTCTTTGATAACTTATATGCAGGAGACTCGCATGAAGATGAAGAGTAAAGGTTATAACCGAGGCGGTAAGACTAAGATGGGCATGGCTGGCGGCAGAAAGACCAAAATGGGTATGGCTGGTGGCAGAAAGACTAAGCTTCCTATGGTTGAAAAGGACGGGAAAATGGTTCCGTTTTTTGCTGCTGACGGCGAAGGCAAAATGAAAAATGGCGGCATGGTTCCTAAGACTAAGGGCTACTTCAAAGGTGGCAAGACCATGCAAAGCAAGATGGCTACCAAGGGCGGCAAGCGCGGCGGCAAAGGCTAATGGCCGTAGATCGACCATTGCAGACTCCAACCCCTCTTATGCCGGGGATGGAGGAAGAAGCACTTGAGATAGAGATCGTTGACCCCGAATCCGTGTCTATTGCGGCGGGTGGTGAAACTATTTTTGAGTTTGACGAAGACGATCTAGTCCAAGCGCAGATACCGCATGATGCCAATCTTGCTGAGTTTATTGAAGATGGTGATCTAAACGCGATTGCAAGTGATCTTGTGGGCGCTTTTCGCGCTGACAAAGACAGTCGATCTGATTGGGAGCGATCCTATATTGAAGGGTTAGACCTTCTTGGGCTGAAACATGAAGAAAGAACCACCCCTTGGGATGGCGCTTGTGGTGTTTTCCACCCCTTGTTGACTGAATCTGTAATCAGATTCCAGTCCCAAGCGATTCAAGAGTTGTTTCCAGCGAGCGGCCCTGTAAAAACATCTATTGTCGGCAAAATAGATGACGAAAAAGAAAAACAAGCACACAGGGTTCAAGACTATTTGAACTATATGCTTACCGAAAAGATGACCGAGTATCGTTCTGAGACGGAGCGGATGCTTTTTTCGCTACCTCTAGCGGGTAGTGCGTTCAGAAAAGTGTATTTTGACCCCTCAATGGGCCGTCCTTGCAGCATGTTTGTGCCTGCGGAGGAGTTTGTTGTCAGTTATGGCGCTTCTGATCTAGAAACTTGTGAGCGTGCGACTCACATAATGAAAAAAACCAGCAATGAAATCCGAAAATTGCAGATTTCCGGGTTTTATGCAGACGTTGACTTGGGCGAACCGTCTCCATCGTCAACAGATTCAGACAGAATCAAAGACAAATACAACGAATTAACGGGTGATGAGCCAAGTTACGACAGTGACAGCAGGCATACCCTCCTTGAGATGATGGTTGATCTTGATCTTGAGGGTTTTGAGGACATGGAGGGGGGAGAGCCTACGGGAATCGCCCTGCCTTACGTCGTTACAATAGATTTATCGTCTAGAGCTATCCTTTCAATCAGAAGAAACTGGTATGAAGAGGACGAGCGTAAGCTGAAGCGCCAGCATTTTGTGCATTATCAGTACATGCCGGGGCTTGGGTTCTACGGATTCGGTTTAATTCACATGATTGGCGGCTTGGCCAAGTCTGCAACGTCTTTGTTGCGCCAACTTGTGGACGCTGGCACGTTAGCGAACCTTCCGGGCGGCTTAAAATCTAGGGGATTGCGGATTAAAGGCGATGATACGCCAATTATGCCGGGAGAGTTCCGAGATGTGGACGTTCCGGGCGGCACAATCCAAGATAATATCCGATTTTTGCCCTACAAAGAGCCAAGCACGGTGTTGTACCAGCTTATGGGCGATATTGTAGAGGAAGGACGCCGTTTTGCTTCCGCTGCTGACGTAAAAGCGGCAGATATGAACGCAGAAGCGCCTGTCGGCACCACATTGGCGATCATGGAACGGTCAATGAAGGTGATGAGCGCGGTTCAAGCGCGGCTACACGCCTCTATGCGTACTGAGCTACGGCTTTTGTCGAATGTGGTAAAGGACTTTGGCCCTCAAGAGTACCCATACGACGAAGAAGGCCCAGCGTTAACACGCGAAGACTTTGATGACCGTGTGGACATCATACCTGTCAGTGATCCAAACGCAGGAACGATGGCTCAAAGGATTATGCAGTATCAGGCTGCGCTTCAGTTAGCTCAACAATCGCCTGATATGTACGATATGCCGCTCCTGCACAGGCAGATGCTTGAGATACTGAACATTAGGGATGCAGACAAGATCGTGCCTGTAGAGGGCGATATGCAGCCTACAGACCCAGTTTCAGAGAACATGAACATAATTAACGGCGAACCCGTTAAGGCGTTTATCTACCAAGACCATGAGGCACACATACTGGCCCACAAGTCTTTAATAGAAGATCCCAAAATTATGGAGATCATGTCAAAAAGCCCCAACGCCAAGAAGGCAGGGGCTGCTCTTGCTGCACACATACAGGAACACTTGGCGTTCCAATACAGGATGGAGATCGAAAAGCAGCTTGGTGTCGAGTTGCCGCCGCCTGATACCCCATTACCGGAAGATATTGAGTATCGTATATCTAGACTGGTGGCTCCTGCGGCTGAACAGCTTACAGGTAAAAACCAGCAAGAGGCGCAAGCCAAGCAAGCGCAACAGCAAGCGCAAGATCCTATCGTGCAAATGCAGCAGAAAGAGTTACAGATCAAAGAGTTGCAAGCTCAAACCAAGGCGCAAGCCGAAATGGCTAAAATACAGCTTGATATGCAGAAGGCTGCGGATAACTCCCAGATACAAAGACAGAGACTTGATCAGGAAAACCGCATAGCTCAAGCCAAGCTTGCGGCGAGTATCTCTGAGAACAACTCACGAGAAGAATTGGAGCAGAGGCGCATCACATCCAAGGAACAGCTAGAAGGCTTTAAGATTGGACAAGAAATAGCTAAGGACTTGCAGGGTGAATAGTGTATCCTCTGTGAACAGTTTTGAGTATTACAGGCAAGCATTGCGTAATCAGATGAACGAGTACGCAGACCACATTAGTGGTGGCGCGTGTAAAGATTATAGTGAATACTCAAAATGTGTCGGAATCATTGAAGGCTTAGCAATAGCGGAGCGAGAGCTTCTGGATATGCAGGCTAAAGCTGAGGAAGATTACTCCGCATAAGCGGTGCAAGCGACTCTGGACGCTTTTTTCCAGTGCAAAGGAAAACTAATGAGCGAATCATTAGCAATAAACGATGACGCGAGTTCGCAAGAAGACGAACAGTCACGCAAAGCAAGGCAATTGCCTCAACCTAGAGGCTATAAAATACTTATTGCTTTACCTGAACCCGAAGAAAAGACGGCTGGTGGCATAATCAAAGCCACTGAAACGCTGCACAATGAAGAGATAGGGTCAATCGTAGGCATGGTCTTGGCTTTAGGCCCGGACGCTTACAGCGACTCACAGCGATTTCCGTCTGGCCCATCCTGCAAGGAGGGCGACTTCATATTAATGCGGTCTTATTCTGGAACCAGATTCAAGGTTCACGACAAAGAGTTCCGCTTGATTAATGACGATAGTGTTGAAGCTGTTGTAGAAGATCCACGGGGGATTGTGAAGGTATGAGTGAAATGCAAGAAGCGGTGGAGACTCAAGAGTCCTCTGCTGAAGAAAAGTTTTTTGGTGTCAAGACAACTATTGGCCGATCTCAAGATAACGAAGAGGCCGATTCTAGTTCAGATTTAGAGCTAGAGATTGTTGATGACCGCCCGGAAGAAGATCGTCGCGCACCCAAAGTAGAGTCATCTGCTGATGATTCCGATGACGATGAGCTTTCAGGTTACAGTGAGCGTGTACAAAAACGCATAAACAAGCTTCGATACGAGCAAAACGAAGAGCGCAGGCAACGCGAAGCGGCTGAGCGCCTAAGAGAAGAAGCTGTAAGTTACGCTCAAGCAGTCACCGCAAAGAACAAAGAATACGAATCTTTGATAAATCGCGGTGAAGCAGCGTTGATAAGCCAGATAAAAGATAAGGCTCAGTTGGCTCTTGAGACTGCAAGAGAGCAGTACAAGAAGGCTTACGAAGAGGGCGACACAGATAATGTTGTTGCCGCTCAAGAAAGTCTTATGAGGGCGCAAACAGAGCTTACGGAAGCAGGTAAGTACGAGCAGGCGTTAGCTAAAAAGCCTGTTAGTGTGCCGGACGATGCGTACCAACAGCAGGTTTATCAACAACAATTAGCAAGGGAGCAACAGTTTGCTCAGCAGCAATCTCAGCCACAGGTTGAGCCGCAAGCTCAAGAGTGGGCAACAAACAACCCTTGGTTCATGCGCGATGGTTATGAAGAGATGACCAGCACCGCATACGGTGTTCACACTGCTTTAGTTAAGAAAGGCGTGGCACCTAACTCAACGGAATACTTTGAAACCATAGACGCTACCATGCGTCAACGGTATCCAGACTTTGACTGGCAGGATTCAAGCGATACAGATGGCCGTAGCGCGTCCGTGACTGCTAGTCAGCCTTCGTCGGTGGTGGCACCCTCCTCTAGGAGTAACGGTGCTAAACCGCGCAAAATACGGTTAACGGCCAGCCAGATTGCTCTCGCCAAGCGTATCGGGCTTACCAATGAACAGTACGCAATGCAACTCATCAAGGAGGGCAAACAGTGACTGAAGAGCGCACCCCAAGAGAAAACGAGACGCGAGAAGCGTCTGCAAGACCTAGTGATTCATGGATTCCAGCTTCCATCCTGCCTGACCCTAAGCCTCAAGATGGCTGGGTTTTCCGGTGGGTTAGAACTAAAACCCTTGGTGAATCAGATAATGTTCATGTGTCTAGAATGTTTCGGGAAGGTTGGACGCCTGTAAAGGCAGAGGATCATCCTGAGCTTATGCTTTCCTCTGATATTGGATCTCAGTTTGAGGGCAATATAGAGGTTGGCGGCTTGCTTCTATGTAAGGCTGACAAAGCTAAAATGGATGCTCGTACTAAGCACTTTGAACAGGTAGCTGATAATCAAATGCAATCCGTGGACAATAATTTCTTGCGCGAAAACGACCCTCGTATGCCGCTGCTCAATCCAGAGCGAAGCACACGGGTGTCTTCATTTGGTAAGGACTAACCTCTGGCAAGGGGTTGGTTGATTAACTTGAGGAGGCCACTATGGCTACCGCTGCAACCCCTATGGGTGCTGAACCAGTTGATACTTTAAGTGCGAGCGGCTCGTTTACGGGCAAGGTTCGTCACATTAAGATCGCCAATGCTTATGGAACTGCTATTTTTTATGGCGATTTCGTAAAGTTGGTTGCTGCTGGCACCGTTGAAAAAGCCGCTGTAACAACCTCTGTTGTTGCTGGCACCGTTGGCATCTTTGTAGGCTGCGCTTACACTGATCCCAGCACAAACCAGATGACATTTAACCAACAATTCCCAGCATCAACTGCTGCTGATGACATTGTTGCTTATGTCGTTGACGATCCTAAGTTGTTGTTCCGTATGCAAGGTGACGAAGCTATTGCTCAAACCGGATTAGGAAACAACATCTCAGCAGTTAACACTGCGGGATCAACCTCCATCGGACGAAGCAAGAACGCCCTAGACGGCGGATCTATCGCTACGACCAATACATTACCACTGCGTGTCGTTGATTTCGTAGATGGCCCAACCAGCACTGTAGGTGATGCATTCACAGATTGTATCGTTACCTACTTGCCTCTGAGCCACGCTTACGAAACCAAGCTCGGCGTTTAAGGAGAACTAGGCAATGGCAATTTCAAGAGCGCAAATGCTTAAAGAACTCCTGCCGGGGCTTAACGCCTTATTTGGTTTGGAGTACGAAAAATACGAAGACGAGCACACTCTCATTTATGAGACTGAAAGTTCTGATCGTTCTTTTGAAGAAGAAGTGAAGTTGAGCGGCTTTGGTGCTGCTCCCGTTAAAGCTGAGGGTTCTGCAATCTCTTACGATTCAGCGCAAGAAAGCTATACGGCTCGCTATAATCACGAGACGATTGCGATGGGCTTCGCCATCACCGAGGAAGCGATGGAAGACAATCTTTACGATTCTCTCTCTGCTCGCTACACCAAAGCTTTGGCACGGGCTATGGCCTATACCAAGCAAGTTAAAGCAGCGAATCTGCTTAACAATGGTTTCACCAGCTTCCAATCTGGAGATGGTGTTACGTTGTTCAACGCTTCGCACCCATTAGTTAACGGTGGAACAAACTCCAACCGTCCATCTACTGGCGCTGACTTGAACGAAACATCGCTTGAGCAAGCAATCATTGAGATTGCAGCGTTCACCGATGAGCGTGGCCTGCTTATCGCAGCCCGTCCTCGTACCTTGGTTGTTCCTCCTGCACTGATGTTTACAGCAGATCGTCTGCTTGAAACCACTCAGCGCGTTGGCACTGCTGACAACGACATCAACGCTATCCGCAACATGGGTGCAATCCCCGGCGGATATGCTGTCAATCACTATTTGACTGACAGCAATGCCTTCTTCATCATGACTGATGTACCGAATGGCATGAAGATGTTTGAGCGTACCGCTCTAGAAACGAGCATGGACGGAGATTTCGATACGGGTAACGTGAGATATAAAGCTCGCGAACGCTATTCCTTCGGGGTAAGCGACCCACTCGGAATTTACGGATCTCCCGGCTCTAGCTAGAGTGACGTAACTTTGAACAGGGCTGCTTTCGGGTGGCCCTTGTTCTTTTCCTGACTAATTGTTTCACATGAAACATTTAGACTAACCCAGACAGGAGACTACAATGGGTACTACGACTTTCACGGGTGCAGTTCGTTCTGAAAGCACCTTCAAAACTGTAAGCAAAGACAGCACTTCTGGTGCTATTACTGAGGTTGCAACTATCGGTGACGGCCCCGTTAGCCTTGCTGATGGCAACGTAACCTTAACTAACGCCACTCACAGCGGACGAATACTGCTGGTTCCAGATGGCGGACAAGACAACACCTACACCTTGCCAGCGCCTATTGCTGGGTCTGTGTTTAGGTTTGTTTACGCTGGCGGTGCCGCTGACGCAACTGATGCGCTTATCGTTACCCCCGGAAACACTAATTTTTACATTGGTGGTGTTACTTTCCTTGATACTGACAACGAAGTTAGTGCAGTTTTTTCTGATGGCAACTCAAATAGCAGCATTCAGTTAAACGTACCTGCTGGCTTTGATGTAACGATTATTGGTTTGAACACAACCAATTATCAGATCTTCGGCACTGTTACGGGCGCAACTGCACCTGCATTTGCTGATCAGTAATAGGAGGTTAGCATGGCCGATGCAGTAGCAACTCAAACCATTGAGGATGGTGGTAGCACCGCCATTTTCAGGTTTACAAATGTCAGCGATGGCAGTGGCGAAAGCGCGGTCACAAAGATCGACGTATCAGCCCTTACTGCTGACCCTATGACTGGCGCGGCTTGTACCTCTGTTGTCATCCAAAAGATCTACTACTCATGCATTGGTATGGGCGTAAAGATCTTCTTTGATGCAACCACTGATGTGCTTGCTTGGCAGCTAAACGCGGATTGGTCTGATACGCTTGATTTCACTGACTTCAGCGGTATTCCAGATACAGAGGCGAGCGGCACCACGGGTGATATTAAATTCACCACGGTGGGTCATTCTAGCGGCGATGTGTATAACATCGTTATGCAGGTTCGCAAAAGATACTAGT